TCAGGAACCTGAATGATGCGGAACTTGTCGATGGTACCAACTTCACCGTTCATCACCGTACCGGCATCGGCATAGTGCTGAACTTCAACGAAAGCCTTGTTACCAAACAGATCCTTCATTCGCTTAAGCAGCGGAACCAGTTCCGAGCCAACGAACAGGACACGTGTGGCACCGATAACCTTCGTATCAATCAGACGGCTACCCGTGATGATCGTGGTAGAAGTCGGAGTACGGTTATCCGTCAGGATCTGGTCCAGACGCATAACGTCTTCGTAGTCCACGATCGATGCCGGGATCTCGGGAGATACACCGTTCACAGCAGGAGTCACTTCACCAGTGATCTCGTCGTTATCGGTAGCAGCACCAGCGTAAACCACGACACCCGGAGCAGCCAGCAGATCCATCTGAAGAGCAGCTTCAGTCATCTGACTGGCACCGTTCATCAGTTCTCGCGACAGGTGCGACATCAGATCCGAGTCACTGTCGAAGTCCATCGACTCCTGAGTAAACTCGGTGAAGAAGCCGAACTTATGGATCGAACCTTCACGTTCCAGACGGGTGAAGCCAACACGGTTCACACGACCACCGTTCTCAGTCAGCGTCGGCAGCTTACCAGCAATGGTACCAACGTCCTTAGACGAACCGTAGAGGTTGCCATTAGCGATGGTGATACCGTTTGCATCGATACCCTGATCGTTGACGTTGCGGTCATCGAGCAGAGGAACGTACTGGTAGACCTTGATCTTCTTGCCGAAATTCTTCGGCATGTTCGTCACCGATGCCATGGGCATGAAATACTGTTCACGCTTGGCGTCAATAAGAGCCTTCTTCAGCCAGAAGAAGGTGTTGAACTGATCAGAGCCAGCGCCGTCGATGGACGACTTCTGACCGTCAGCGGGGGCATTGTAATTAAGCATTATCTGCTAGTCCCTCAGAGTCGGCCCGCAAAGTTCTTGTACTGGGCCTCAAATTCTTCGTCAGACAACGCCAGCGGGTTAATCGCTGTCTTTGCCGGTTTGGGAGTGCTCCTCGTGGGTGAGGCGGCACTAGCCTTATCCCCGTTATCGACCACCGACTTAGGAGCTTCTGCCGTAGTAGCTACTGGTTCACGGGGAACCGCTGGCTTAGGCTTAGTCTCCGTCTTAGGCGCTAGATCATTGAAGCCACCAGACTTCTGTAGATCATCACCAACTAGACGATAGGCTTGAATAAACGAGGTTTCAGGGGTGATCTGGCCCAACGCCTTACGACGATCCATCTCTGAGACGATACGGTCATAAATACCGTTCTCTCGTTGATCATGGATTACCGTCATCAGTGCGGGTTCTCCCCACAGCACTTCCTTACTGGCGTCATCCCAAGTCGAGTTGATAGCCTGAAGAGTTTCCTTACCTTCTGATGTAGAGCTAAGCTCGATCAGGTTGGTCTGGAAAGCTACATCGTTATCACTGACCTTGTGATTGCCTCCAAGGTAAGTCGGTTCAGACTCGGTATCGATGTTTAGAACATCGACATTCTTGTCCTTCAACAGTTTCTGTATAGCTTCTGGATTACCTTTGTCCAGATCTATTAGAAAGGAAAGCTTGTCTTCATCAATACCATTATTCTGGGCCATAGTCAGCATCTTGCGATGCGGTGCTAGAGCCTGCATTTTCTGAGTATAGTTGGCACCCTGCTGCATAAGCTGGATAGCTTCTTCAGGGGTACGAAGCTCAATAGTCTTACCGTTAGCTTTAATAGGTGCCATGACTTTCTCATAGAAAGTCTTGTGGTCTATCTCAGCAGCAGGTTCTGCTTCCTGCCCTTCGGGCTTGGATCCAGTGGGAGGAATAGCACCTTCGGGCTTCTCACCTTCTGCCCCTTCCTTGTCTTGCTCTTTGACCTCCGACTGTGGAGCACCACCTTCAGAACCTTCAGTCCCAGAGGCTGACTTTCCATCACCTTCAGTTTCGACCTCAGTGGCCTCAGCTTCTTGCTCAGTTCCTTCGGTGCCTTGACCTTCCGGGGTCTCTTCATTGGGATCAGTACCCTCCGAGCCATTAGAGCTAGAAGCTTCTTCAGTTTGCTCGACTTGTTCTGGTGCTTCCCCAGTGGGAATACTCAGCTTGGCAAAGTCTTCATCAGACAATTCAAGCGGGTTCGTAGTAGAGCCAGACATCAGTCTTCTACCTCCTCATAACCTTTAAGCTCAGGCTCGACGCCATCCTGTTCAAGGATACGTTCCTGTTCGATAGCTTCTTCGATAGCTACAAGCTGACCTTCAACCTGATCACCCATTTGGATCTGAACATTCAGATACCGCTTAAGATGACCAGCAGACTGGGCAATAGCGAGAGCATCGGCACGTTGAGCCTCGTTCAAGGCAGGATCACCAGACTCACGGGCGTATCGAGCACATTCTTCTACGAAGAACTCTTCAAGGATAATTCTACGGAAGTCAGCGTTCTTGCTGAGCCGACGAATAGCATCACGACGCTCGATGAGCAGCTTGCCATCCTTCAGTTGGTCCTCAAGAGCATTTAGACGGGACATATGTTGTAGCCTCTACATATACATGTTTGGGTTTGGTCTATTACGTCCCAGTTAAACCCGGGATCATTTGTTGCTCTCCCCCAACTTGGGGTGAGAAGTCAATAGAAGATGGTGCCTGTCTCGGCTGTCCTGCATCACGAAGTCTGTCAGATACTTCGTTCCATCCAATACCAGCCTCAACATCAGGTCTCTTCTCAGCACCTGTTGCCGTCTTGGTTGGACGAACAATAGCTTTCGTGATCTCAAGGTCCATGTTGCCACGAGCCTGACCAGCCTGCTTCTGCATCTCACGAGCGTGCTTGGTTCCAGACTCTTGCTCAACGTAATCCAGATCTCTCTGATCTTTATTGGCTCTAGCTTCTTCAGCCTTAGCGTTGTTCAGATCGATCTTGGATCTGAGTTCCTCAACCTTCAGCTTCATCTCTTCAAGTTGAAGAGCTTGCATTTGCTGCTGTTCAGGGGACATCTGAGGCTTAAATGTACGAAGCTTCTGAGCCAGTTCGGGCATACGCTTCAAGTCGGCAATTTCACTCAGGATCATCAGCGTAATGCCAATATCCATGTTGTTGCCAATGGTCTGAAGCATGAAGGCAAGATCTTGTGCCTTCTGATTGTCAATCTCAGCAGTGCTGATATCAGCTTCAAGATCAAAGTTACCCTGAAGGTCTTCACGCTTAACTTCAACAAACTCATTATTCGTAACACGAATGGTCTCTTCCTTGCTGAGGAAGATTGCATTCATGGCTACGATCTTGTTGGCGATCTCGACCATACCCTTCGCGATGCGGCGAAGGATTGCCATCTCACGCTTGGATGCAGCATCAAGAGCACCACGGATACCCGCAGCTACATCGCCATAAGCTTCACCGGACAAACCACCTGAGAAAGCTTTAACACCAGTAAGTGCCTCAGCCTCTTGGTTCTGAAGATTGGCCATAACCAATCCAGACTGGGGAAGCTCAGGATACTTGTGATCGATGATGCCATTGGCAGGCGACAAGTTCGGGTTGAACTCATAATCCTGACCATTTTCATATCGACGACGATTGAGAGGATCGAGCAAGCCCTTGGCAAAGCCCTGCTGGCCGTTGGCGGAACGACCAAGCAAGTCGATCATACCACGGAAGACAGCACCCAAGATCTTCTGATTATCTTCCAGAAGCTCAGCATCAGGCTCACCATAAAGCTCACGCTTCACGGGTAGATATGGAACCAGAACGAAGGGAAGCTTCTGATCCGGGAATGGGTTCTCTTCCATGCGAATGACGACATCGCCAATCCATGTGCAGACAATAGGCTTTAGAGTCCCATTACCCTCAATGTCGTAATAGCCCCAATATTCATAGGCCACTACCTTCTTACGGGTAGGATCATTGAACTGGAACGTATCTGGCGTACTGGTCTCATGATCCGGCTGGGACAACGGCGAGTTGCCTTCCCAGTTCACCCGATCAAGGTTCTTGTAACGCTTAGGATACTTCTTCAGTTCTGCTTTGTTGGTCTCGAACGAAACCACAGCAAACAGGGCCTTATCCACATCTCCGAGGCATGAAGGATCGATGAAGAAGTTATTCGGATTGAGGATCTGAACCGTAGGGGTGTTCTTGATTACCTTTTGTACCGGAACCTTACGGGTACCAGTTTGCTCAGCATAAGTAGCTTTGCCCGACTCTTCGTAATAAGTAATGGCAGCTTTGATAGCAGGATCCACAGACTCATCATAAGTTCTGGGATCAGCTTGCCTAAGCTCCATAGCCTGCTGGAAAGCAGCTACCTGCTCTTCAGTCTCGAAGTCATAATGGCTATATTCAGGCACATCGGTCTGTACGGTGACAGTATCTCGATCCCAACCAACCTGAACAATGCCGGTGCCCTCATCGACAACCGCACGAATGAAGTCATCGATAAACTTCACACGGTTCAGCTTGGTACGAAACTGCCAGTTAATAACTAGCTCATTTTGCTTAGCAGCCTCACTATCTTCAAACGTCACAGGACTGACGTTGAACATATCCTTGGAAGATAGAAACGGCTCAGTGAGAGCAGCATAACGCCACTCTGCCTGACGGCGAATAAGCTTGGGCTGGACCTGAGAACGGCCTTTGATCTTGGGAGGCTTAGCCTTCCCACGAACAGCCATGAGATCATTCCAACCCTGAATACGGGTCATCTGACTGGAATGTGCTGGCTTAGCACTTTCCAGATCCTGCTTCAGGCTTTGGATCGTAGGCTCTTTTGACCAGCTAGTCAGCTTCGCAGACTGAGCTTCACTGAGCGTGTACTGGTTATTTTCCATCAGTGTGCCTGATCCATATTAAGTTGGGCGTAACAGGTCTTTGCCTGTTACGCCCGGTTTTGTCTATTAGGGTTCTACAGAGTTTGTTGGGGTAGCTGCTACAGCAGTGTCTCCCGGTTGTAGAACCACATCTGCACCATTGTTACTGGCCTTTGCCTGAGCCGTGATAGCATCAGCCATCTTACCAGTATTCACAGTAGCTTGCTCTTCCTTAGCGTCAGAGCGGAACATAGCACCGACAATAAGACCAATCGGAGGTCCAAGCGTTAGCATGGCATCTCTTACTAGATCTTTATTCGCTTCAGGAATTGCACCCTTCAGAAGTTGAATAACGATATAGTAAAATCCAAAGATAAAGGCAGCACCGATAAGCTGTCTAATATCTGGGAGACTATTCTTATAGGGTCGTCTGGATCTACGTTCTCCGATCCTATCTAAGAACTCAAGAAACGTCATACTCATGTGCTTCCCCTCATTGCAGCAGTCAGAGCAGGAATAATATCTACCTGCTTAGCAGATCCCCAATCAGGGGTGTAGCTAGGCTTTCTGACGCCAAGAACAGTAGCCTTACCGTCCGTAGTCCATGTACCGTCAAAGAACAGAGCAGCCTCAAGCTTACGGCGTTTGAGTAGATCACCACCATTTAGGTAATGGCTGGTAATAAACTCTCTTGCAGCGGAGTTCTGGCCCTTCTTGACCATACCCACCCAACTGGTCTTCAGGATGGCTCCGGTGTTGTAATGAAAGCTTAGTGCAGCAGAAAGCTGGTGCTCATTCAAAGGAAAGCCTTCAAACGCTTCTAGAACATCAGGCAGATAGCCAGTCTTCAAAAGCCACACATATATTGCAAGTACGTGCTCAAGACTCTGAGGCTTATCTCTATACCTACCAACGCTGTGACCAGACGCATCGGTCACACCAATACCCCAAGTAAGTCGAGGCGGTTTAGCGTTGTCGTAATAGCTTTCAAGCACGATAGCCTCATGCTCGATGATTTCGCAGGCACCACGTACTGTCAGGGTATTAGGCTTTTGATCTTCCAGAGGAAAAAGCGAAGAGCCTGCGGCTGGAACCAAGGGGACGAACTCTTCAAGCTTGTCCAGTGCCTTGGTATAAGCAGCTTCGGTGTTAGGACCATATCCACCCGACTTATCAGTCAGGAAGCCCCACTTACGAAGTCTGTCTTGGTTCTTGGCAAGTGTCATCTCACTGGTTCCTTACTTAGTCAGTAGAGTCAGAAGGTGCTCACGAGCACCATACACGAAGCCGATAATGCCAGCACCTGCTGCCCATACCCACTTACCAATCATACCAGCCCCAACGACTTTATGCTTGATGGTGATAAACTCTTCAATGGTTGGAGCTTGGCCAGCCAACTTAGCTTTCACTTCCACTATATCATTGCCCACATTGATCATGGTCTTAGACATAGCTTCCATGGTTTCGTATTGGCCCTTGCGAGCCAACTTTGCTTCCTTGGCATCTTCCACCAAGAATTTGAAATTCTCTTCAAGACGGGCAAGCCGAACTTCAACGCTTTCAGTCATTTGAATAAAAGCCCTTCAGACAAAGAAAAGGGAAGCCCTGTTAAGAGCTTCCCCAACATAACTTCATTTCCTGAAGGGTATCAAACCCATCTCAGATGCCGTTAGTGTGTGATTGGTATGGCAAGCTATAATATATAAAACATTGAGTTACCATAACCTAGTTGCAGATCAGATGTCGATTGACGACCCAAGAGAAGCATTCTCCGTATTAGTCTCTACGACTCTCTTAAGAGCATCTTCCCACACTGCCTTTGCAATTTCATACTCAGAAACTTGCGCTTCGTAGTCTGAGATATCTTCAGGGGAAGCATCATCACCCGGATAAATGGGAACACTAGGTTCTTGAGGAAAACTCTGCTGATCCTGAGCCTTCAAGGCTTCATAAGCTTGAAGCCACAAAGGCTTACTAAGATCTGGGTTAAATTCAAATTCTCTTTCCCAGACATAGCCTTTGCCTTCATTGAAGGCTTCTCCACTAATGAAACCTCTGAACAAAGCTATTGCAGGTCTTCCATGATTGGAAGCCTCAACGCTGTTCAGACGTACATAAAGCTCTCGGCTTTCACCGTAGCTCGTTACCAAAGTTGCTTTTACAGCCATCTTAAAAATCCCTCACGCTTCCAGTATTGCCATCTGTTTGAATACAGCAGTTGATCCAGCAATACCGCCAGTAGTGCAGACCATTCCCGGAGAAGTTCCCGCAGAAGGGAAGCTGTAATAGAAAATATCTCCTCTACGGATAGTCAATCCGTTTAGATCTGATGGCCCGCTTACCATGCCTATCTGACGACCATAAGAGCTAAAATCACCGTCTGAGTACCTTCCAAGTGCTAGACGTGGTATTGCCATACCGCTCCGGAAAGGTACGCCACCAATACTGTAATCTGAATTATAGCTTGTAATCCGTAAAGTTCCGATAAGGTTAGCCTCGTCTAGGTACAGATCCTTACCCAACATCTTAAAACGGTATTCTGCCGATTGCGGACCAACCATTCTAAGTAGCTGATTAGAAAAGGAGTCACCAGCAAGCTGAGCCGTGTATCCATCCGTAAGACCCTGCATGGTATTCGAGTTGAATACCCCTAGCCGGTTCCAGACCCAGTTCATTCCACCTACGACACCATTCTCTTCAAAGAAGCACCCATAGCATTGGGCACGACCGGAACCTTGCGATGGTCCCATACCTGCTTCAGCATAGCACCCGAAGAAGGTTGTCCGGGCATTGTCGTTAGGAGATAAGTATGGCCCTGCCGCCAAGACACTCATTCCAGAGGACCAAGCTGGGTACCCTCCGTTGTTGACATGTCTTACCCATACGTTAGGATTTGTACCGGGGATCGTAGTTTTTGCTAGCTCTTCTTGTCCGTAGCGTACAGCCCAAGAGTTACCAGCATAGTCCACCGAACCCGGCGGTCGAGTTGCTGATCCGTACCCGCAAACTTCAGCGTTGCAGGAGTACCAGTTGTTGCCGAGAAAGCTGCTATCGTTGATGCCTGAACCGCCGCACGAACTAACGTCGATGCTATAGCCCGCCCCGGCGTTGGCGTCAGCCCCCATAGCAAAAATACCATCGTCACCGCATCCTTCAATTCGTAGGCGACTTAGTGTGAAGCCGTTTGCGTTACCTTCATAAATTCCGCCGCCCCCGCCGCTCGCCGTGATGCGAACGCCGTTGCGACTGAACCCAGAGATGTAGCAGTTCGAGACTTGGGCCCGGGCCCGGAGCCAAATACCATCTGCAAGAAGAAGAGAGTTCTTACCCGCGCCCACGAATGCGATACCGTCAATGATCGACCCGTCTGCGCCGCCTGTTGGTGATGTCTCTTTTCCGTCGCCAAAAGTAATGTAGTTATTGACGATTATCGGAGTTACGCCAGCAGGTGTGATGATTTGCGTGGGCATACCCCCGGCAAATCCACTACCTTCGCCCTGAATGCGAAGAGACTGCTTAAGGTTGATCGTCTGGTTAAGACGATATTTTCCTGAAGGAAGGTATAGCGTAGGCGTGCCACCTGCGTAGCCTCCGAGAACCGTGGCGGTTTTCAGATAGGCTAATGCAGCAATGAAAGCAGGATAATCATCGTTAACACCATTCGCAGGTGCGCCGAACATCTGGACCGTTATCCGCTGCGTAAAGGCGAGCTTGAAGCCCCTACCATTTCTAGTGATTATAGAGGCACGAGGATGCTGATTAACGTAAGTCTGATCCACAATAGGGTCTGCAATGTAATCAGTACCGTCCTGAGTACGAATTCTATTAGTACCTACAGGAATATCTATATTGCTCAGATCCCCAAACAATCCAACAGACATTACATTGCCACCGGGTTGACCTCTGTCACCCTTATCACCCTTATCTCCTTTAAGAACTCCATACTCATCTAGGAAAGTGAGTATCCGAGTCATCGCAGGTACATGAGTTAGAAAACGCTTGATCAAGCCAAACGAACTGCCTGCCATCTTTTCTGCAAGCAGATCAGGATTTTCACAGCCAGAAGGATTGTTAGTATAGCAATCCATATATGGATCCCCCGAAGATCTAATAGTCATTACACCCAACCTCTTCTGTCAAACAGCGTGTTCGTAGTTGGATAGGTCATACCCACGCTATCGCTCTGCATGGCTTCATTACATAGATTGTTAAAATCAGCCAAGTGCTCTTGACCTTTCATAGTATTCTCTGCCCCATTCATATGAGAGAATACCTTGGAAGATATGAAGCTAGTCAGGGCTTCGATTAAACCATCGGGTATATAAATCTGCGTATCCAGATTATCGTATGGAAGCTTCGGGTGCTTTGCTTGGTAGCTAACCGAGAGTGCAGTGCCCAACACAGGATTGGGAACCTGTAGCTCGTTAGGCTTAGGTGTGAACAGTGAGTCAGATCTTTCTGGATCATTCAAAGGGAATGCAACATCTCTGCATTTGCCAAGCAGAAATACCTGAGTGATCTTGATCAGATCATTCTGATACGGTGATCCATGATCAATGATATAGACCGGATCTTCACTACCAGCTTTATGCCCTGAGAAGCTGTATCGACTGTCTATCTCATACCTCGTACGGTATGGCTGCATCTCAAGGATAAGTTCCGACTCTTTGATTAGGAACTTGGTATAAAGCCTGACAAGACCGTCATTGGCATAGTTGATGAGCTTGTTATGTGATCCATCTTCTATGGACCCATTGCCCTCATTGGACATGGATAGACCTGACAAAGGGCCTTCGGACAGAGTTTGGAAGAGTTCTCCAACGGTAATAGTAGCCATGTGGCTAACCCTCATGCAATATGTTTAGTCTGCTTATACGATGTAGGACGTCAGTCCACTATCATATTGTTCAGCGTTATCCGCTTCCCAGATCTCTACCTCATCAGGCGTTGCTGGTGCAGACTCAGATGGTTTCCATGGGTTCATATACTGCAACATGGATATAGTATCCAAGCAGTCATCCTTACCCTTGATACCCGAGACGGTAGCAAGTTTAATCTGACCAATGAACTGACCAATGATTACGGTACGTTCCATTTCCTTGGGCCAGTAGATCTTGCCCATCTTGAACCAAGGAACAACCACATTGAACCGGCTCAGCTTATCTACGGTCGGACGAATACCGGGGGTATTGCTCTTAGGATTAGACGTAGCGAAGTTGAACCAGATGTTACGGTTCTGCATCTCAGTCTGAAGCCATGGAATGAAACCACCCTGCTGACCTGTAACCTCAATGCCTACACGCTGAGGCTTATAGAACTGAACCAATCTGAATAGATCATCTACGGTCTTGT